GGATCGGCTGTTTTGCGAGGATGTTGATTCGATGGCCGAGGGTGACTGGTTTGATCGTGTCGAGGTGTTTAAGGATGCCCGTAACACTGATTCAGAGAAGGTGTCTCTCTACGATGAGGCTGAGCAGGTGTTGTCGGAATCACACTCTTAGAACCGCCCGGAGGAATAGGAGCAAACTCCCACTCCTTCAAACGATCCATCACATCCTCAAACCCGTTCAACAACGCAGACTGCTTCCGAGGATCCGTATCAATAGTAATCCAATCAAACTCCTCCACAGGATAATCCGAAGACACACGCAAACCATCAATCTGCACAGACCACGAATCCAACGGACCCTCAACACGAATCACAGGCCACGCAGGCACATCACCCTTATTCGACAGGTTATCCCAACCCGAACCAACACCAGGCGTCAACACGACCGGAAAAGCGGTACCCTTCTTATTAACAGGGCCGCCACCCAACCAATCCTGCAACTTCGCATTACTGAAACGAAACTTTTGCTCATCCCCATACCAAAACGGATCATAGGCTGTCAAATGCAACAGATAGCGGGCATAACCCCTGTTCACCGGATCAACCGTAAACGTGTCATCAACCGAATCAAACCGGCATTTTAGCACACGCTCACGACCGGCAGGAGTCCTCACCGACAACTCCCCCACCTCGCCAGGGGGAAAAGCAGACCACAACTCGTCATACGCCTTCAAAAAACCGTCACGAAACCCGCCATCCGGATCAGGGTCAACACCCGACACCAACACCGGTAGCGTCACCTCGCGCGGCTTCACATTAAACCCGCGCCACTCCGAGCCGTGCACCCCCACATGAGTTTGAGAAAAATGCTCCACCTCAGGAACACCCAGGCCGCGCAACGAATCATTCAACAACATGACAGGAGACGCACCCGTATAATCCGTCAAATGAAGCACACGCTCCGAATCATCGCCAATCAACGGAAACATCGTCCAATCCACCGTCAAACCGGCACGATCAGACGGGTCAGGAATAAACATGCACAACACCCCACAATCACACGTAAGCCAACGCGTTCAACGCGTCACGCTGCTGCCGCTCAATCCGCTTCGCAAACTCGTTAGGATCACCATACGTCGGGCCGTTAACATTCACCACAACACTCTTATCATTCAAACGCTGATACCTGCCATACGGGGTAAACGAGCCCACAGACGATCGCACACCAAACCGGGCATCCACAGCATCCGGAAGACGGCCAGCCACACCAGACATCGCATCCAACGCCAAACCCGCATTCCCGGTGATACCCTCAGCCAAACCGGCAACAACCTGCCGGCCAACCTGGTCACGAAACACCCTCGACGGGGAATGAATACCCAACACAGACTTCGCCGCGCTAGCAACCTGGGAACCCATATTACGCACCGTATCCAGCAGGCCACTCATAGCATTCCGGATACCATTACCTAAACCAGACACCACATCACGGCCCGCAGACACCAACAGGGACCCCATATTACCGAGAGCACGCCTAATATTACCAGGCAAATTCCGGAAAAAACCCAGCACGCTATGCACGCCGCTAGACACCGCGGAACCCATAGCATGCATAGCGCTAGAAGCCGCACTCCGTGCCCCATTAAAACCCCTCACAGCACCATTCCGAACCCTAGACGCCATAGAGCTGAAGAACCCGCCAACAGCAGACGCCACCGAAGACACCACACTACGGATAGCACCCATAGCGGAAGAAACAGCACCCCTCGCAGCATTAAACCCAGACCTCACATGGGAGGCAACCGAAGAACCCAGACGGGCAAAAAACCCGACAACCGCGTTAACGCCACCCGAAATGATCGACTTGAAACCGTTAATAAACGCTGACGTAAACGCTCTAATATGATTCCAACCAGCCTGGATAGCCGAACCCATACGCGCCAAACCAGACACCAGATGGCTCACAACCCACCCGATAACACGGGCAACAGCCCCAATAATCCTGGCGGCAGCCGACACAATAGAACCAAGAATACGTGCAACAAACCCGATCACAGCCGTCACAATCGGCATCACAACCGGAATAATACGGGCCACCACCTGCAACACGGCGCCAACAACCTGCATCACTACACGCATAATCGACATGATCACCGGTATCAGCGACCGGATCAAACCAATAACAGGCGGCAGCACAGACATGACCGCACCCAAAACCTGCTGAACCACAGGCATCAACACAGGCACAAGCTGCATAATCACGCCAACAACCTGACGAATCACAGCCATAACAGCCTGCAACACCGGCATAAGCGCAGGCAACAACATTGCAGCAACCTGCGTCACCGCACCAATAATCTGCGTGATCACAGGAACCAGCCGGGCAACAAGCATACTAATCAAAGGCACAAGCTGGGCAGCCAAACCAGCCACCAAACCAATAATCTGGCCGAACACGGGAGCCAACTGTGCCACAACACCCGCAACCAAACCAAACAAGGGCTGAATAGCGGCCATAATCTGCCCAAGGGCTTGGCCAACCACACCAACCAGTTGCATAACAGCGGCACGGAACTGGGCGTTCGTAGCAAACATGGCAGCAAACAAGCCGATCACAATACCGACAGGGCCACCCAGGGCGCGAAACACGCCGCCAAGCCCGCCAGCGGCACCCTTCAAAGCACCAAACGACGGCAACAAATTCTTTAGCGATACCGCCAACGGGGCAAACCCTGCAACAAGCTTCCCCACACCCGCTGCAACAATACCAAACACGGCGGTGCCGCCAGCAAACATGGCACCCAAATTCACCTTCGGGACAGGCAAATGCATTCTCGCAAAAATGCCCTTCAACTGCTCCACCTTGGCGCGCATCTGTGCATTCATTCTCGTAATCATAGCGGGCATACGATTAATCCACGCCAAAATAGACGGCATCATACGCTGAATACCAGCATCAACAGCAGCAAACATCGGCTTCACAGAATCCGTGACCGACTTGATAACCGGATTCAACGCAACAAAAATCTGCCGCAGGCCGTTAAGAAACGGGGCCATCGCCGTGGCACCAAGATAGCCCAAAGCGCCCTTAACATTCTTCATAGCGCCCTCAAACGTCTTGCCAGACGCCTGAGCAGCACCACCCATGCCAAGCTTCATCGCAGCCGCAAACGTGGCAAAATCAATCTGCCCCTTCGACACCATCTGCGACACCTCGGCAGACGTTTTACCCGTCTGCCGAGCCAACAAAGACAGGACAGGAACACCAGCCATAGTAAGCTGCAACATGTCATCGCCCTGCAACTTACCGCGAGCCATAACCGACGTGAAAATAGCGCCCGTATCCTGAAACGACTTACCAGAAATATAAGACACATCCGCGACAGTCTTCAACACGTCAGTCATCTGCCCGCCAGACTTCACACCAGAAGCAGACAACGCCGCAGCCGTAGAAGCCGCATCCCCCAACGCATACGACGTACCAGTCACAGCCTCAATAGCCGAATTCATAATCGAAGACGTGTCAGAAGACGTATGACCCAAACCAGTAAGTTTAGCCTGAGCCTCATCGATAGCCATCGCCCTAGCAATACCGCCACCAATAGTCACATCATAAATCGACTTGAGGCCCTTCTTAGCAACATTGATAGCACCCATCATCGCCGCGCCACCAAGAGCCAGCTTCATCCCGGAAGCAAAAAGACTACCCGAACGCTGACCCTCAGCCGGCATAACCCCGGAAAGCTGTTTACCAACATCCGCCTTCAAACCGGGCATCTTCGTATACAACGACACATATGCGGAAGCAATCTCACCAGACATACACTATTCACCCCATAATATTAATCTCGCGAGACACCCCGCCACTAGCGCGGACACGCGCCAAAATATCGTCCACCTGCCCAGACGTAAACCGGGCCCTACGCTCATCCGTAGGCCTCGCCACAGGCTCCGGCTGCCCCTCACTATTAGCAGACCTGTAATGATCCAGCATGTCCAACACAGCCCACTCGCACCACTCAAACGGGCGCTGCCAACCATTCAGGTGGGCCGCCAACTGGCTAGACGTATCGGTACACAACACGCCAGCCAGCCGGACAGCCTCACCCCAACACATCACCGGGCCACCAACACTATAAACAGAAACACCAAATTTAGTGCGGAAATCGTATTCGATGGCCCCACGATAATCATCAATCAGGCCGTGGAGCCAAACTATTCCCCCAGGGAAGCCCCTTTGCCGTCAGACTTGTATTCCATCCACTCACGGAAAATCTCGGCAACACGAACCATCGGAAGCCCCTCCAAAGCCTCCACAGCATCCGCTGGGGCGGCAGCCTCCAACATCGAAAACATCACCTCGACCTGGGCGAAATCCGCAGACTCCCCCGACTGAGCAATCTTAGCTGCACGACGGAAAACGCGGGCAGGAACAGCCTGAGCCGTCTCCTCCGCATCCGCCAACACCCAGCTACGATCACCAATCTTCAACGTGTAACCGGTGTCACTCATCTATCAACAATCCCTAAAATCGTGTATCAGTTCTCAGACGGCGGATTAGGATCCGGCTTCGGCGAAGGAGGAGGCGTCGGAGGAGTATCAGCTTTTAAAGCCGTCATCCACCCCCGACCAGACACCGCATCACCCTTCTTATTAATCTGGGCAGGATACGCCTTCAACGTCACACCATACCCATAAACCTCACCATTCTTGCCCTTAATCTCGTCACGATCAACAAGCTCAGCCTCGGGGAAATAGTAGCGGATAACCTGATCCCCATCAACAATATCCATCAACAGGGCATGAACCCCGGTCGTGGCACCAGGAGAAATATCAAACGAACCCGAATCGGCTCCGGCAGTAACCTTCGACTGCCAAAACAGTTCAATAACTTCCTTCTTCGACTCGATCAGCTGGAAAGAAATCTCGATAGACGACTCGGTGGCAACAGTGCGAACAACATCCGCATTCTGCCAAGCCTTCAAATCATCAGTTTTACGCTCAGGCTTAATCTTAAACCCGTCATCCGACAGATAGCCTAAAGCGGTAAGACCGTCAGGAATCTTCCCAACACCATCAATCGTGTCACCGGCGTGAGCGGCACCAATATAGACGTCGCCAGTAACAGCAGAGCGAACATTAGACGCTTTACGTGTAGCAGCCATCACAACCCCCAAAAAATAATCAAACAAAAACAAAATATAGAAAACAAATACGTTTACTCAGATTCGACAGGCCTACATATCAGCTCGAACAGCGAATACACATCAAAACGTGCACCATCCACCAAAAGATCCGGACCTGTAGATCTCTTACAGTGCACCACCGGGTCACCGTCCACACCATCACAAAGAACAGCCTCAACACGCCTCGACAAGCTCATAGCCCGATCAGGTGTATCGGAGAAAACATTCACCCTGAGAAACACCTGCTCGCGGACGTGCAACTGTGGACCACCATCCAACGCCAACCAAATCAGGTCACCCTCAAACTGGTCAGGCACGGTCCCGGTACAGGATATATCAGACAGCCAGCCATCATCAGCCAAAACGCGTTTAGCCCAAACTCTTGGGTCACCGTAAATGATCACGACGCAGCCCCAATCGACCTAGCCAGCGTGCCATGCTTCGCCTCAATACGCTTCCCACCCTTATAAGTAGTGCCAATCCTCGCCACAGCCTCAACACGGTGAACCTGCACCTCAGACGACAACCCGGCACGATACTGGGCCTTATCGAAAGCGTTACCGCCCACATTCGCCGCAGCCGCATGCTTGACACGCTCGCCACGCTCAGCCAACATAGCCTGCACCCCAGAAGACTTCAACACCTCACGGATACCAGGAAGATTAAGCTTCACATTCACATTCTGAGCCACTACCCGTCAGCCCTTCTTGCGCTTCACATTGATCTGCGTACCAGCATCCCAGCCAGACATTGGGTGATGCCACACCATAGGAGACCCGTCAGTCTCCCACACAACACCCCGAATACGCCAACGACACCGATAATCGGCACCCTTGACAGGCTGCTTGAACAGCATCGACCAATGCTCCCAATCGGTGTCACGGCCGGCAGCCTCATCCTCCTGCGACAGGGAAGCATAGATGGCAACATTATGGTACACGGTTTCTACAGGATGGCCCCAATCCTCAACCTTGTCGCCAAGATCATCGACACGAACAGTCGGCTTAAGCATCACAACCGTTTCACCGTAAGGAAAATTAGTCATATCATATCTCCCACAAAGGGCCATCGTAGCCGTTAATATTCGACCCGCACGAGCAGCCCTCACCCCACACAGTAGAACACACCTCAGAATGTGCATATCTACTATTAATGGTGGGTGTGATCGTGAACGCTTTACCAGCGCCACCACTCTCGTCGCACAGCTTCTTCAACGCGGCAATCTCGGAAGGCCACAACAAGTTCGTGGGAGTATTAGACCGTGTAGTCTGGGCGAACGGTCCCGCAGACTCATACTGCACTTGCCCCGACACGCCAGTATCATTCCAGCGCAACAAAGCGCGACGCAGAATAGCCTTGGCAGCATCCTTGTATTTGAAGTCCGGTTTAGCGATACAGGGGGCGACACTGGCAGCCACAGCCTCCACATCAGCAATCATCGCCTCAAGCTTATCTTTAGGAATATCGGCGAAAGGCTCAATATCCTCAGGCCTCAAAATGATACCCATCAACACCACCCCCTGCACATTGACACATCACCGCTACAATAAATCAGTTCTCGGCCGGCGGATTAGGCTTCGGTGCAGCCTTCTCCTTCACAATAGCAAACGAATCCAAAGACTCGATAGCCACATACAGGACAGCCTCGGCGCGAACCATAACCTCGTTATGGCCCTTAAGGTCGCGGCCAGTCTGATCCGGATCGCCATACTCGATCAGCTCGATCGGGAAGTTACGCTGGAAACCCCAATGGACACGAGAGAAATCACCAACAATAGCCTTAACACCAGAGGCAGGCGACATCTCAGGGGCACCCGAAACAGTCGAAGAAGCACCAACATTCAGACCACGCCAATTATCCAGGCCAGCAAACCCGGCGGCAGGATACATCGGCTGACCGGCAAGCGGAGACCCCTTCGGATAAACCTCGGTAGACAGCGCAAACGAGAACGCCGGATCCAAAGCAACACCGTTAGGAACCTGCAAACCAGCACCAGCAATCCGGCCGACAGCCTTGACCAGATCGGTCGTGGCGGAATCCGTAGCATCCACCGTCTTCGACGTCTTATCCAGCGACACATTGACAGCCGCAGCAGGCTTACCCGTAGCAGGATCAACACCATGGAAAGCAATAAGATCGACAGCGCGACCAATCGAGGCACCCAGAGCCGGGGAAATCAGATCCTGAAGCACACCAAGACGGTAATCGGCGTCAGCCCACATAAACTCGTCCGAGACACGCTGCTGAGTCACAACCTTGATCGGCTGCGCAGTAAACGCCGAAACATCCACCGATGCGGAAGGCTTAACCTCACCCTCGCCAACAATCTTAGCGCGAGGAACACCGCTAAACACGGCACCCTTAACAGGCCCGAAAATCGTCGGCTGCTCCGGCGACAGCTTCGCCAAAACACCAGAATCAATAGCACGATCACGCACCGCACCAATCATAGAACCAGGAAGCTCAAGCTTACCTGCAGAAAAAAAATCGTCAGCCATCACAAATCATCTCCTAGAATTATTGACAAGAGCATCCACAAACGCGACACCCTCACGTCGTTTAACATCATCCACGGGGGCACTCCCCGCAAGACGGCGCACACCAGCGCCACCACTACCACTATGGTCAATCAGCCCCTTGAGGGCTTTAGCAGATTCGGCAAGCGACTCGCGATCACCGCCAGACAGAAAAGCTACAGCATCAGCCGAGAGACCATACTCGGTGGCCACCTCACGCTTCACACCCTCCAAAACCAGCTCATTCAGCCTACTCTCGAGTTCCTCGTTTTTACGACGAAGACCATCAATAGTAGATTCTGAATTATCACCCGTGGAGCGAAGCTTCTCTAGCTCAGCAAAATTACTTTTAGCACGAGACTCCCATTTGCGAGCCTCCGCCTTCCAATCAGTCCCAGACGGCTTACCACTGTCCTCATTCTTCGACTGATCGCCAGTCTGCCCGCTTTGATCATCCTTTACCGTGTCAACAACATCACCCTTTTCGGGAACCTCTTCTTCATTGTTGACATTCTGTTCTTCAATGTTTTGATCGGCCATAGCCTAACCTTAAACTCCTTGCGGAAAACAACACTAACTTGCTGACCCCCGTGCGGGAGACAACCCGTGCACCGATAACCGGCAATGCACAACCGGAAACCATCTATCATCTCATGCCGCCAACAGTACGCATAGCCTTCAAAATATTACTAGGCGACTGCGACAAACCATGATCATCAACCCACTCACGAGCCTTCTCATACGTCCTCTGATACCCTGCATCCGCCTTATTAGGTTCCCAAGGGCCAACAACCTCAACCACCGTACAGCCACAATGATCATGATACCTGGAGCCAAGCGGACGCTTACTACCACGCTTATGACGCCGAGTATGACCGGTAGTGAGTGCACGCTCTTTAGTCGTATAATCACTTCGCGTGGCAAGCATTGCACAAAACGCGCACGGATCACCATCAGTGACACGGCGCCACGACCTACCCTGCGCACCCGCAGACCACTCAACCGTATCCCGGCCAGCATTCAACACAGCACGATTAAAACCAACCGCCATACGGTCAATCGTATCGCCAGCCCTATCAGGATCACTCGCCATAATTCTTGTTGTCGCAATAGATCGAGCCAAAGCCGCGGCAGCATCAAACTCGTCATACACGATCAAGCCCGGATCAACGCCGTTAAGCTTTCGAAAATCCGACACGAACTTGGCAGCCATAGCCGCCGAACCATCATGCCCTGCACGCTCCAACTCCACACACAAACGCACATACTGCGTGTCATTCATCTTCCCAGAACGCCACAAACGACCCAACTCAGAATAATAGCCCGCATATTTACCGGCAAACCTAATGGCTTGCCGCTGATACTCCGTGGCCGCAAACCTCGACTGAACACCGGAAGCCATAGCTCACTAGACCTCGTTCGTCTGCCGAGCAATAGCCCCAGCCAATGCAGCCAACGGGTCACCCGACTCACGACGATGCTCCACAATCGCATTCACTTGACCATCATCAAGGCCAAGCATCTCCAACACAGTCCGAGAATCCGCCGGAAGAATACCGACACCAACAAGCTTCGTCACAGCATCCGCCGTAGCAGCCCGAGTCGGTGTCGACGCATCACGCCAACGCAAACCCACATCACCAAAAAAAGCGGCCTCATCAACACTCGAATCAAGCGCCTTGGCAGCCAGGAAACCAACCGACAGCCAGCCCTGACCAAACGAAGTTTGACGCCGCTCAGCACGCTTCACAAGCCGAGATTCCTCAGCAGCCAACGCCTCACCCGACGGCGGATTAGACGTGATAAACCCGAAATAACGCTCCGGAACAGCAGCCTCCCCAGCAGTCAACTGCGCCAACAGCCGCATCTGATCCGAATACGGTGTAGGACTATTGACAGGAAACGACCCAACATTCGGAGTATCACCGTCATCGTCCTTATCCACAGCCCACACAGAAGCCATAGACAACACCCAGCCAGGCTGCGAAAACTCGTCAGCCGACACGCCAGTCACCCAGCGCTGCGGGTAAGCATAAAAATCACGATTCACAGACTGCCCAAGCAACGTACGCACAGCCTCATCCGTATAAGCCCTAATAGACCTCGTAATCTCAGAGCGCCCATCAATCCTCGAAGTGCGGCGCCTATTGACGATAGGCACAAGCGGAACCACCCCAAGCACATTCTCGATACGGCCCATCTCAACCCACTCGCGCGAACCCCGCCGCTCAACCTGAACAATCACATCAGGAAGCAAAAGCTCCGCCTCAACCACCTCAGGATCACAAGTCGGCTGAACCACCAAACCCGCATCCAGACGAGAACCATCGGCAGAAAACTTTCCGGTGCAATTCTTTGGTGACTGCGGACGAACCGACACCGACCCATCCTCTTGAGGGATAACAGCCACAAACGACAACCCAAAAATCAGCGCATCCAAATGCACATCACACGAAGCAGTAGAAAGCCGATTCGCGGCATACACGCCATCCAGGCCGTAGCCGTCACCATTAGTCCAGCCAAGCCAATCCAGACGCTCCTCCAAAGCATCCACAGCTATACCAGGCCACGACACCACAGTCTGCACACGCTGCAACTCGGGAGGAATAGCCACCCCCAAATCACGGACACGATTCGAACCCTCATAGTAGCCCTCAATGCGACAATGCCACGAAGACAACCTTTGGATCCGATCAAACATGCCCTCAATCAAAGCCAACTCATCCGAGTTCATACCACAGACACCTTCTTCCTACCACTACGCTCACGCCGCCGAGCCTTCGCCATCTTCACACCAAGATACGCCAGCGACACAGCCTCAAGAGGAACCTCACTGCCGTCTTTAAACGTCGAGCCCCAGCCCCAAGCAGATCCCTTACGCTTCTGCACAGCCGACCTCACAGCAATATCCAACATGTCACGGCGAGAATCAGCACGAGGATGAGAAACATTCCCAGACCTTACACCTTCCAGGAAGGCTTGACACGCCTCCACATATACGCCAGTATCAGCAACCACCACGCCACGGCCCGGAACGCCACGATCCGTCAACGCCTTCTGCAACAACACCGCACCAGACCCGGCAACCATGATCCGGTCAGTATCACCCCAACGAACCGCCAACCAGTCAGCCAACCGGCCCACACCATCAACAATCGTTCCCGACAGCCCATCAATAACCTCAACATGAACCCCAGTATCAGTCTTGCCGGCACCCGCCAAAGCAACCCGATCCCCAGAACGAGAAAACGAGACACCAAACACTTTACCGCCAACCAGCCTCGCCTCATCCACCGCCGACTGCAACCACTTATCGGCAGGTATCACCGACGTGGCAGACTGGCCGCGATCCCACCAGCCAAGCCGCTCCCGAGCAAACCCGGCAGCAGACATCGACTCATGCTCATCCGAGACTGTCCCAAAATTCAGACGCCGACCAAGAGCCGGATTCGTATCACCAGCAAGCTTCCTCCACGACCTCGCTAAATCATCCGGATCCGACTCATCCGGAATCGAAAATTCCGTCCAGGCGATACGTTTACCACCAGACAAAGCCTGCCCACGAAGACGCAACACAACCGAACCATCAGCCAATGGCCCAGGAGGCGTACCAAGGAAAATCTGCTGAGGATCACCAGAAGGAGCCGCCGACACAGTCGGAAGCAACGCCTCCAACTGCTCATCCGACAACTCCTGCGCCTCGTCACACACTAAATCATCAACAGTAAACCCGCGAGCCGAACCCCGGCTACGAGCCACAAACTCCACCGAACCCCAACCCGGACAGCCACACTTACGCTCAAACGTGGCACAATCCGGATGATGCAACACAATAGCCTCCTGACCATTCGTCGCCCTGATCGTCTTCACCATACGATACAAGTCAGGAAACTGCCGCTCATTCTCAAAAAACGACCTCAACCGCATAAACGCCTTACGAGCCGACTTCAACTCGTGAGCCGTATGCAAAATACGGCGACCCTGAATAGTCGCCTTAAACAACTCCACAACCTCAAGGATCGCATTCTTGCCATTTTGGCGAGGCACAAACACCCCACACACACCCGAAGCAAGCCTGCCATTACCACCGACGGCAAGCCAATCATCCAACACCTGCTGCTGCCACGGATCAGGCGTCAACCCGTAAGCCCGCCCAAGCTCGCCAGCATCACCGCCAGCAGTCACAGAATACGCTGCAGCAACCCTATGACGAGGAACCTGAGACCCAACCACACCAGACACCTAATCAGGCCCCCTTACGCTTCCTATACCGGTCAATCATCGCCACCGCAGAACCCCCACCACGGCCACCAGACGCCACATCAACCGAATACCGATCCAACATGGCCATAAACGCCTTCACATGAGCACGAAGCGAAGCCACCAAATCCGCGCGCTTAGTACGTGTCTGATGAGGAGTGGTTGTTTCTTCTTGATGCGGCTGTGATTCATGATGTGGTGTGGAGTGAGGGTCGCGCGGATTTGGTGGCTTCGCTTCGTGCTCATGTGAAGGCGTTTATGGCCATGTTG